CGCTTGCCGCCCGAGGCTCGCCGCAATCCGCCACGCGACAGCCTGCTGCGTCACCCACGGGCGTTCCACGCTGCGGGTCCGGACGCTGCCGGTGAGCGCGAAGTTCCCCCGGTCCCGGAACGAGACGCCGTCGGCGGTCCAGGCCTTGTCGCGGTTGGTGAATTTCACCGTCAGGAGGTTGTACGTGCTCTCCCACCCACCGGCGTCGACATCGGGCGGGTCGGTGAAGTCGTCCTCGTCCCAGTCCACGGTCGCGTCGCCGTCCCGCACGAGGCGCAGCCCGATCTTGCCGGTGCCGGGGTCGACGACGGGGAAGGCATCGATGTTCTCGATGAGGGAGCCGAGGACCTGGTTGAACGAGGTCGGCGAGGTCAGGACGGGCGAGATGCCCATGCCTTCCGAGGTGAGCGCGGCCGCGACGGTGCCGAGGGCGGTCTGGTCGAGATGCGACGCCGGCAGCCCGAGGCCGAACACCTCGGACGACCAAAGCTCGGCGAAGACCGCGACCGGGTTAGCGTCCTGTCCGATCAGGGCCGAGCCTGCCAGCCACGGGACCACGGGCGCCCTCCGCAGGACGAACTCCATGTTGGGCATCGAGGTCTTGTTGGCCCCGAGGAAGAGGTCCACGACCACGTAGCACTGGCGGCGGTAGGCCGGGTGCGTGACGCCGCTGACAGCGAGGTTGGCATCGAGGGGCTGCGTCGTCGTGCCCCAGTAGATCGTGATGGTGCCCCGGTCGGGGACGGTGATCGCGGTCGAGTCGGAACCGCCTCGGCTCACCGGGCCGGTCCAGACCACGTCATCGTCGAAAAGGATCTCATCGAGTCCGTCCACTGGCCCGTGACAGACGATGGCGGCTGCGCGGGCGTAGTAGTTGAAGCCCACCGTCTCCTTCTTCTTGCCGACCTTCTTCTTGATGGGTTTCGAGCGGACGTCCCAAGGCTCGGAGATCCACGTCACGCCGAGCTTGGCGATGCCGGCGAAGTACGGCAGCGGGCGCCCCTGTTCGTTGGTGTTGGTCCGCTTGGCGTCAACACCCAGGGGCTCCTGCTCGCTGGCTTCCTTCAGATCGTTGGAGGCACCAAAGCCCATCGGGGTCGGAAGTGGTTGGTGAGGAGGTTGCGGTAGGTGGGGTCCTTGAGCGTCGACTGGATGACGCCGTGCCCGCGCAGGCAGTGGACGAAGTCGCCGCCGCCAGTGGTCACAAGGCCGAGGTGGTGGGCCACGCCATGCCCGAAGCGAAAGCAGAGGAGGTCGCCTTCGAGGAGCGGCGACAACGGGTCCGGCGGCTCGTCGACCGGCCATTCCTCGAAGCGCCCGTCCTGGCGCAGCCAGGTCACGAGAAGGCTGGTCGGGGCGTGCCGTCCGGCGTCGATGGTGTAGGGGCCGGTGAGAACGAACTCGATGACCCCCGCCTCGATCAGGATGGCGGCCGGCAGGTTCACGCAATCGACCCCGGCGCCCTTGATGCGGGCGTGGGGCACGAAGGGGGTTCCGATCCACTCCCGGGCAGTGGCCGCGATCCGGGCGCGGAGGTCGGGGGTCAGTTCCAACGGAAGGGTCGCGGTCATTTCTTGCCTCCTCCGATATCGGGCGTGCGCATGCCCTTGAGGGTGATGTTGCGTGAAACGCTGCGGTGCCCGCCCCAGTTCACGAAGTTGGCGAACTTCGAGGTGCAGGAATCGGCCTTCCCATCGCAGCCGGGAATCACGGTGGCCGCGTTGCCGGTCTGTGCCCGGTGGAACGGGTAGCTGAGGGTCAACGTCACCGCGTTGCCCGCGGCCGCGGTCGAAGCCATGACGGTGCGAACCTCGCGGTTCACGCCCGCGCCAACCTCGATCCAACCCTCGGCGAACCACGCTGCGGCGATGCCCGACAACGAGGCATCCGTCACGACCACACTGCGGCCCGAGACGGCGGTCACCTCCGCGGTCTTCCGGTAGGCGGCCTGGTTGGCGCCGCAGGGACCGGAGAACACCTGCCAGTTGCAGCGGGCCTGCAGGAGGAAGCCGGGCACCGAGCGCGGCAGGACCTCCGCAAACGAGGGGCACTTCGCAACGAGGCTCCGCCCGGAGGCGCGGACGTTCTGCACGCGTCCGATGGCGATCACGTTGCCGGCATCGGCCAGCGACAGGGACTCCCGGACCTCGACGTTCAGCGGCAGCGACAGCGCAGGTGGGACGAGGTGGATCACCGGAATGTCCGGGTCCCGTTCGCATTCGATCGTGAAGTCGGGCATGTCCGCCCTGGTGCTTCGCTGGATTTGGCCGTGAGTGATCCGCTTGGCAGTCCAGACATGCCCTTCAATTTCGAGGTCCCACGAGAACCCCGTGAGCCGCCATTCGGTGACCGGGTCGGTGTCGATCCAGAACCGGTAGAGGTAGACCGGGGACTGCCCTGTCTCGGCCGCGGCGTACTCCATCGGAAGCTCGATGACCTTCAGGGAACGGACCTGCCGGTTCTCCGCGATGAACTGGGCGCGCTCCGTGTCGTCGGCCAAGCGGACGTAGAGCAGCGGGCGGACGTACCAGCCGGCATCCGGCGTGACGCCAAGGCCCGGCGAGACTGTGACCCGCTCCAGTCCCTCGCCGAGGTCGGCGACCGAGGACACCTTCACCGCTACGGGAGCCTCCCCAGCCTTGGTAAACCAGAGATGGAGTTCGGGGCCGTCCTCGAAGGTGGCGGCCAGCCCAGCGGCCTCGATGTCGAACTGGGTTGGCGATGTCGTAGCGACGATCCGGAAGGCCTGCTCCGGGGCCGGGAGCCAGAAGCCAACCAACCGCCCCCGCAGCGCAGCCGTCCAGGCATCGAACTCGGAGATGGCCTCCCCGGAATCCAGAGGCACCTCCGCCGTCCACCCACGGATGACGTGCGTCTGGTCACCCCAGAGCAGCGTCTCCTTGAGCCCGTAGCCGACCTCCTGGATGTCGTAGTCCAGGCGCTGGACCGGCGATGTGGACCAGTCCAGGTCCCAGGTGAAGACCGGCCGCGAGAAGTAGAGGGTGGTGGCCATGCTCAGGTCACGGTGAGGCTGTCGAACCAGCAGCCGGATTCGCCGCCGGACCACGGAGCGAAGAGTTCGACCATGACGCCGCCCTTGGCCGTCGCGGTAAACGTCAAAGGACCGATGACGACCCAATCGGAGCCGGCTGGGGCGGAAGCGCTGAGATCAGCGTTGAGCCCGATGTCGGCACTCGCCACGAGCCGCGCCGAAGGGCGAGTCAGCGTGGCCGAGGGTTGCTTGGCCTTGATCGTCACCGAGCGGCTGCCGGCGGCGACGGGGATGCGGAGGCGGATCACGCCGCCCTTCGGAAGGTAGAGGCTTGGCGCGGCAGCGGACCCTTCGGTGTCGTCGCGACCAGCACCCAGCGCCAGGCACTCCGCCGACGGCTCCGCGCTGACCGTCCGGATGCAACGGTGGGTGAGCGGAAGGACTGGGTGCAACTGGACCGTCATCGTGGGTATCAGTGCCCCCGGGTATTTCGCGATTGATCCGCCATCTGCCATGGTCAGCTCCTTTCGACGGTGTCGCTGGTCTCCAGGAACATCCGTCCGTTCGTGTTCGCCGAGTTCGCCACCCGCCCGACGTGAACGAAGGACCGCCCCGCAAAGGCGCCCGTGCCGCTGACGGTGTCGCCCTGTGCGTAGGTGATGGACGCCGGCGCATGGGCGGGTGCCCAGATCCCGCGGAGGCGACCGCGCAGCACCACGCCGGGCGCGTCAGAGGTCCGGATGAAGAGGGGCGAGAGGATGAGCCCGCCGTCGGCTGGGTTCGGGAAGGCGAAGTTGCCCGCGCAGTTCGGCATGTCGGAGAACCCGGCCAGCACATCGAACTGCGGGCTCTTCACGATGGCCGTCGAATCGCGGAACAGGAAGTGCCCGGGCATGGCGGAGTAGGCCCCCTGCGTCTGCGAGCCGATGCCTTCGATCCCCGAAGTCCAGTTGTTGGTGTTCTCCCAATAGCGCCCGATGATGGCCACGGCGTAGTTGTCATTGGGCAGGTAGGAGAGGAACTCCCCAAAGTAGACGCCGCTGACGATCCCGGAGGCGTCGTAGTGCGTGAAAAGCACGAAGGTCCGGTCATCGGCCCCGAGCCACCATTGGCGAGAACTCGAATCGGCCCCGCTCGACTTCTTGGCGACGAGGTGGCCAACCGAGGCGACGGGGTTTGTGACGGCGTCGATGCCGGTCATGTCCTCGAAGCTCTGGATGCGGGCTTCCGAGGCCAGCGTTGCGTTGGCTTCATCCACGCGGAAGTAGGCGCGCATCCGACCGCTGCCCATGCGGAAGGCGGCTCGGTTCACGTCCACGTAAGGCTTGGTCCACCCGGCGGCGGCTTTGGAGCCGTAGCCGTTGACCAGACAGGCGTCGAGGAGGGCGATGAGTGAGCCGCGGGTCCCGTTGAGGACTGGGGCGCTCGCGTCGTCGTGCTTGTAAAGTTTCCATCCCATGGTGATCAGGTGTTGGGGGTTTACGGGCTGAGGATTGGCGCCCGTTGCAGCCAGTGATCAAAGTCGCCGCCCGCCGACATCCGCGGCAGCGGCGCGCCGTGAAACCAGTAGTCGAACTCGAACAAGCCCGGATCGCCCTCGGGTTCAGGGTCGACCGGCGGCTCGCCCTCGATGTCCGGGAACGTTTGGAGTTGGAGGACCTCGACGCTCACCGCTTGCCGCCAGTCGTCGAGGGCTTCGAGTTCCCCGAGGGTCACCTTGCCGAGGATGGTCGGGTACACCCGGGCTCCTGCCGGGTAGGCGCGGGCGAGCGGGTCAGCGAGATGAATGCTCTTGTTCTCGTGGAACACGACCACCGCCAGGTCGAACAGGTTGAAGGCGTCCAGGTCCGGGCGATGAATGAAGAGCACGTCCCCGGGTTGGCTCTGGAAGCCGTCCACGGTCACCGTGACCTTCTTGCCGCTGGCATTCGCCGCCACCTCCAGCCCTCGGCCCCAGTGCGGAACGATGGCTTGGCCCGCCTTGGCAGCGGCGCGAAGTCGGTCCGCCAACCAACGGCGCTCGGAGAGGTCCTGCGGGACGAGTCGAAATCGGATGCGCTGGCGAGGCTTCAACCGCATGCCGACTCGCGACTCGGACCCGGTGACGGCCGACTCGATCCGGGTATCCCACGAGCGCGACCACTCGACCGGCTGTCGCCAGTCGGGCGCGTGCGGGATCACCACGGAATCGTTGTAGGTCGTGACGGGCATGGGTCAGGTCTTAAGGCCGATGTCCATGCGGCGACGTCGGATCACGTCGACGATCAGTGACTGGCCGTCGGCGCTTTCGAGGAACTCGCGGGCGTGGCGACGGTTGTCGACCAGGACGAGGCTCATGTTGGCGTTGGTACCTCGTGGCTGAGGCGTCGACGCAGAGGCGGCCGGTTGAGGCTCGCTCTCGGACCCCGCATAGAAACCTTCCGTGGGGGCGGAGACCGCCGACATGATCCGTTCGGTGATGCCGGCGGGGACGATCAGGCCGGGCCGGTCAGGCACGAAAAGCTCGGGACCTTCTTCGCCCACTAAGGCGGGCATTCCTGGAGTGGGACGACCGCCCTTCGCGAACGCCCCGGAGATGGCCGCCAATGCAGCCAGCATCGCCGCCATGCCGACGACCGCGGCGACGCCGTACGAAGAGATGGACGACATCATGGCCCCGGGCGCTTTGGCGGCCGCGTCGGTGGCGCCCTCCTGCGTCGAGAACATCATGTTCTTGATCGCCATCAGGGCGCGCTTGGCGATCCATTCGGCGAACATCCGGGAGATGGCGGAGATGACGCCGTTGAGAATGGAACTGCCGATGCTCCGGAGTGCATCCGCCCAATCCATCGTCCCTTTGACGAGGCCTTCGATGCCCTGCGCGATGCCATCAATGGCGGTGCCGATGACGTTCGAGAACGCCCGGGCCACCGATTCCGCCGCGGTACCGATCCGGTTCTCCAGTTCGGTCACCGTGTTGAGCATCTGGTCCCGCATGGAGTACGGGTCTGGTGCTCCTTCGGCCCGCGTCAGTTGTCCCTCGACCCCGTGCCGCTCGCTTTCGAGACCGCGCATGGACTGGGTGAGGCTGTCGCGGACCTCGGCATCCTTCTCGACTTCGAGGCGGGCGCGGAGCTTCTCGATTTCCTGATCGATGAGGGTGACTTCCTCTCGGAGGAGGGCGATGCGCTCGCGGTACTTGTCCGCCTCGGTGGTGCCAAAGTTGGCCTCCAGCCGGGCCATCTCGTCTTCGACCGACTGCCGGCGGCGCCGCAACTCGTACTCGGAGTCCCGGAGTTCGCGGGCGATGCGCTTGCGACGTTCCGCGGCGGGATCGACATCGGTGTCGGTGGCCGCACCCCCGGGCTTGGCACCCGGAAGCGATGACGGCGACCAGAGCGAACCGGCGGTGGTGTGGAGTTCGTCGAAGCCCTTCTTGGTCTCGGCGACCAAGGTGGCGACCGTTGCTGCCGCTCCTTGAATGGGCGTGACCAGAGCGTTCCGAAGGGCCTCGCCCGTCTTGTCGGCGCTATCGATGACGGCCTTCCCGGTCGCCAGGAAGGATTGGCCGATTTCGAGGGCGGCAGCCTTCGCCTTGTCCTTGGCTTCACTGAAGCGTCCTTGGGCGACCAGGACCAGCGCCTCGGCGAGGTCCCCGGCAGCGCGCACCGCGACCTTGATGTGTTCGATCAGGGCGCGGATGACTTCGGTGGGCTGTTGCCAGATGCGGGCCAACAGTTTGCCGAAGGCCTCATACACCTTGCCCATCGCCGCGGTCTGAACGGTCCAGGTGTTGAACCAGATGCGGCCGGCGACGATCAGCGCCTGGATGTCGAAGACGAGGTAGCGGAGGGCCTCGGCGAGGAACGCGGCGCCTTTGCGGACGGCGTCGTTCTGCTTCACCCACTCGATGAGCCGATTGCTCAGGTCGAGCAGCGTCGGAATCAACTCGGCCAGGGCAGTTCTCGCAATCCCCTGAACCGCCATGTGGAGCCGGCCGAGGTTGTCGTTCAGTGCATTGGCGCCCGCCGCCGTTTCCGGGGCGATGACCATTCCGAAGGTCCGCGCTTCCTCCATCATCTCGCGGATGCCGTCGGCCCCGGCGTTGAGCATCGGGATCATGCTCAGGCCTTCCTTGCCGAACAGTTCGAGGGCGAGCGTGGTCTTGGCGACGCCGTCCGGCATCGCGGCGAACCGGGTGGCGATGTCCTGCAGGAGGTCGGTCTGCGAGCGGAAATGCCCGTCGGCCGTCTTCACCTCGATACCGAGGGTGACGAAGGCGTCCGACCCAGCGGAGGCCGACTTCGCGAGGAGCTTGAGCGCGTTGTGGAGCGCCTCCGCCGAGGACTCAGACAAGGTCGCCGCGTAATCGAGGGCGGTCAGATCGTTGGCGACGACGCCGAGCTTCTGCGAGGCCTCCGCCGCCTGATCCATCGCCTCCAGTGCGCCCTTGAGCTGGGAGGCGAGTTCGTGGACTGACAGCCCGGCGGCCACGGTGCCCGCGAGGCCAAGGGCGAACCCGCGCACCTTGGTTGCCATCGCCTCCAGCGGCACCGTCACGGCGCTCCGGAATTGGCGCATGCCCGCCTGCACGGCCCCGAGGCCGGTCAGCTTGACGACGACTTCGACCGTGTCGGCGGGCATGGTTCAGAGGTGCGGGTTGAGGCCAGCCTTGGCCACGAGCGCCATCCGGGCAGCGGCGGCGTCGAGGTAGGCGAGCAGTTGGCGCAAGGTCAGGCCCATGACCCAGTCCGGCGGGTACCCCTGCCAGACCAGGAAATCGACGGCCCGGGTCAGCGGGTCGTGACGGTCGCCGTGACTGCCCCTTGCAGCACGCCGCCGACCGCCTTGAGCTTTCCCAGGAGTTCCTCGCGGAAGTTGATCTGGACGGCGGCGCTCAGAAGCGTGAGCGCCTGCGAGGCGGACAGCGATTCCAGCCGCGCCTGAGGCAGGCCGGTGGACTTCGCTAGCAGCGTATTGGCCAGCTCTCCGCCCGAGAGCACGGCGTCTCGCAGCCGGTCGGTGTTCAAATGGACCGATCCATCCGCTGCAATCGCCTGCGTGCCGACAACCTGCTCGATGCCGGCGGCGAGCTTTTGCAGGAACTGGAGCGTGTCCAGCCAGCGCAGTTCGCGGACCTGCACCTGTTCGCCCCCAATGTCGACCGTCCGCACGGGGTCCAGAAGTTCGAGTTCGGTGCTCATGGGTTACTTCGAGGGCGGGTAGATGATGGGGACGCCGTTCGCGTCGACTTCGGGCTCGGGCTTCGCACCCCGGGTCCCCTTCGTGGCCGGGGTCGTGGTCTTGCCGGTCCACCCGCAATACGTGCGCAGGAAGATGGCGGCCGCCGCGGCGGCGGCGGACTCTTCCTTGCTGTCCGGCCGGACCTCGGTGCTCGCAAGGTAGAGGGTGTACACGTCGGCGTAGGTGGCGCATCGCTTGTCCTTGTCGGCCGTGGTCGAGCAGCCGGCGACAAGGGCGAGAGCCACGCAGAAGGCGAGGAGGGTGAGCTTGGTTTTCATGGCGGGAACGTGAGTCGGGAGGTTGAGGGTTCAGGAGGCGCTGCGGCGCTTGACGGTGGGCGTGCCGGTGGCGGTGGCGCGCACGGTGTACTTCCCGAACTCGCCGCTCTGTTCGGGCCACGCCGTGACGCTGAGGATGCCGGTGAAGCTGATGTCGCGGAGGGGCACCCCGCTGAACTGGTTCGATTCCAGGATGCGAACCGAGCCGCGGAACAGGACCTGGCTGTTGCCGGTGTAGCTCTCGAACGAAACGGCGCTGGCGCCGAAGGTGAGGCTCAGGTCATCACCATCGCTGACGGTGACGCTCGCAGGGAGGACGGTGACGACCCCCGCACCGTGATCGAGGGTGTAGTCGGTCCCCTCGACGAGCGTGGTGACGCCCTTCTTCACGACGACGGTGTTCAGGCCGACCGCGCCGACGAAGTAGCAGCGGCCCTTCACGACGCCGGTCAGGCTCGCCGTACCGGCCGGGGCCGTGCTCGCGGCCTGGCTGACGGTGGCCGGTGCCTTCGCGAGGTGGAGCAGCCGGTGGTTGAAGGCGTCCATCTCGTCGAGGGTGAACTCCCAACGGTCGTGGACGGTGTCGACCTGCTCGTCATTGACCCGGCGGAAGCCGCCCTCGGCCACCATGCGGGTCTTGTACTGCTTCTCGGGCGTGTGCTTGTAGTCGGCGACGTTGCCGCAGTCGACATAGCCCGACTCGCCGGTCGGTTGAACGAACAGGCGGGCGGTGAGTTTCTCGTGGGCCTCGATGTGGCCGAGGGTGATAGCGGTAGGCATGGGATCAGTCGTTGGTTTCGGTGTCGTGGGCGATGCCAGCGCCGGCCTCGATCAGGTTCTGGGCGCAAGTGGCGGGCAGAGTGAGGATGGTGCCGGGCTCGAAGCGCTGGCCGTTCACCCAGTGTTCGCGGGTGAGTTCCACTTCCTGGAGTTGGCGGACGGTTGCGGTGCTCATGCGTTCGAGTGCGGACGGTGGTGGGGGCTTGGCGCGTCGTGGTAGAAGCACGGGCGGGAGCGGAGTTCCTGAGCGAGGGCGTTGATCGCCGTGATGGAAGCGACCGACTGCGCCATCATCTGGCGGACCAGCCAGGCGCTGAAGAGGAGCGCGACGATGGCGGTGACGAGCGACAGCCACACCACGTCTTTCTCACGGGCCACGTCGGCTACGTGCGTCACCGGAGCCAGCGCATCGGTGGTCGCCGCCAGCAGGGCGAAGCCGTGCAGGACCCAGAGGCCGATGGCGACGAGCGACAGTCTTCGGAATCGTTCGGGGGACTTCATAGGGTGCCGACAGGTTTCACGTAGGCGGTGCAGAGAACGTTCAGGACGACGCGGTTGACCCCGTCGATTTTGCCGAGGTTCTGCCAAGCGGGGTCGTAGAGTTGAAACTGGGTGCCGGAGGCGCGGTGGCCGCTCAAGGCTTCGAGGCTCGACTGGAGCAGGCGCTCCCATGGGAGCCCGAGACCGCCGTGGCGGTTGCGCTCGATGTTCTCCTCGATGACCACCGGCACGTAGACCAGGTGGGCGGCGACGCCGTCCCGGGCCGACGCGGGGATGCCAAAGCTGGCGATCTGCCAGACGATCATCACCACGCCGGCCGACTTCAGCGCGGCTTCGCGACCCGGCGTGCGGTCGTAGGCGCCGTCATCGAGCAGCACGGGAACCCCGGCCATCGATGGGTGCGCGACGAGGGCGGCTTTCACCGCGGGTTGGATCTCCCAGAGATTCATTTCTTGAGGCCGGACGTTCGAGCCGCGGTGTGCGTGGCCTTCTCGATCGAGGCGAGGATGGCCTGTCTGCGGGCGCCCATAGCGTTGGAGAGAACGCGGTCGACGTAGGCGTCCCCGGCCCACTCCGAACGGTTCTTCATCTTCACCGACGGGTTCATGGAACCGGTGCGATCCTCGACCGAGCCGGTGACGCCGTGCTGGAGAAGCCACTCCGGGACGTTCCCGCCGAGCCGCGTCACCGTGGGGACCCAGCCACCCTTGGCGCGCCCGACGTGGGTCTGGACCTGGCGGATGTAGTCGCGGACCTGCGGGGCATCGGGTGTGGCGACCTTCGCCGAACGGGTCACCCGGCCGCGCTTGTCCCGACGCGAGCGGTGGAGTTCGGCGGAAAACGGCCGGACCTGGAATCCAGCGAAGCCGCCCTGCTTGAAGCGCGAGAACACGACTTCGAGGCCGGCGTAATCACGTTTGCGGATCAGCCTCTTGATGCTGGGTGCTTCAAAGGCCGAGGGCCGGATCGGCGTGACCGCCCGTCGGATGTCGCGGGCCACGGCCTTGCGACCCTGCGCCCGCGTTCCCGGAGGCGTGAACTGAACGAGTTTCCGACCGAGCAGCATCGACTGCTGACGGACGGCGCCGCGGGCGTCCTTGCCGAGCGTGAGGACGTACCGGGTGACGGCGTCGTTGAAGCCGTGGGCGTTGACCGTCAGATCAAGCACGGGCCACCTCCACGGTGAAGCGGATCAGGAGGTTGTGGGCGGAGTCCTCCACCGCGACGACGCGAAAGCTGCGGCCATTCGCGTCCGTCAGTTCGTCGCCGACGGCGATCTCGGTGTCCGCGAGGTCGGAGCGGAGGATGTGGAGGCTGTCCTCCGAACGTTCCTCCGCCCCGAACGCGTACTCGCCCTCGGCTGCCGGCCGGGCCTTGAACCCCGGCTGGTGATCCGCCAGCGCACGGAACAGCAGGCCGCTCCGGACGTGAGTCACGGTGCGACCGCGAACCGCGAGCTGGGACTGGATCCCAGCCATGCGTGCCTGTTCGGTCAGCGTCACGGGGTTTCGGCTGGCTTGGCCTTCTTGGGCTTGGTGGTGGCGAGGCGCTGGTGCTCGGCGAGCAGCCAGGCCACGTCGCGGTTCCGACGGGAGAGCCGTCGCAGCCGGGCGTCTCGGCCTTTCTCGCCCTGCACGACCGTGAGGCGCTTCAGGTCGAGGGCGGTCAGCGCCACGGGCTCCGGGTACGGATCGACTTTGGGAGTGCTCATAGGTTGGTGGCCGTGCGCAGCACTTAGCCGTTGGTGCGCATGCACACGGCCCCGACGCGATTGGCCGTGCCCAGCACGAGGTTCC